ATTTGAACCATCTTTTGTCTTTGCTATGATTGCCTGAACTGGCCGAATCAATGTAAGATAGGTTTCAGCCGCCACGGATTCTATATCATTATCCAATATGCACAGCAACGTCTCCCCTGTTCGCAGTCTAATGACTTTGTAGTACTCTCCACTATTCCACGAGTTAGAGAAGTTCGACGGGAGTGAGGACATATTCGAAACCTTCTTTGGCATATAAAGTTATCCTCTCAATGAAGTGTAAAAGTGCGTAGTTCTGGCGACTTTTCCATGACAAATCGTCGCCTATATCATATAGTGTGCACGCAGTTTTTTCTGATGTTCTGCGCAATCCCCGACCAATCGATTGCAGGTTGCGTATCCGACTTTTCGTGGGCGCAGCAAAGATGATGTTGCGAAGGTTTGGGAGATTAACTCCAGTTGAAAAGACGCCAACCGAGGCCACAATAATCGCATCAGTTTCAGACTCGGCAATGCGGCGGATGTCTTCTCGTTCATCGACGTTCACTCCTCCATGGACAAAAAATACCTTCCGATCTGCCTCCCCCTTCGCCTGAATCAACTCGTACAACACCTTCCCGTGCTTTTCCACAAACTGAAACAACAATAACGTATTCCCTTTGGTACTCAGCGCCAAGTTACAGATAAACTGATTTCGAGATGCATGGGCCACCAGATATGCCGCCTCTTCCTTATACTGCTTCATCCTGTTTGCCACAAACTTTCGTTCTTCGTCCGAATACTGCAACACGATGCCCTTGATCGTCAAATCCGCCAACTGATCCGCATCCATCAGCTTCTTGGTCGTGGTCACATGAATCACCGGACCAAACAACCCTTCCAACACCAGTTCGTTAATCTTTGTTCCATCCATCGTTCCAGTCGTGCCTACCCGGAATCCTGCATTGATGCAGTTGTTCATGATTTCGGTGATCGACTTCGCCTTGGCCAAATGACACTCATCGTCATACACCACGTCAAACTGATGAAAGAACGTCTTCGGCAAGGTGATCAACGTCTGCCATGTGGCAATCGTGACGTTCTTGCTGAAATCCCGTTCCTGCCCGCTGTAAATCTTGACGCAAGTCTCTTCGGCACTCCACGTATCGTTGGTGGCGTAGTCTTCAAAATCCTTGTAGAGTTGTTCCACCAGCGACTGGTTCGGCACAATGATCAACTGCTTTCGGTCATGTTGCTGATGCCACCGAAGTAACACATACAACATCAAACTTTTTCCAGAACCCGTAGGAGAAAGTAGAATGGCCCTCCCACGTTGTAATGCCTTGCGGGTGGAGTCCACTTGATATTCTCGTACAGCAATCGGTTCGCCGTTACAACAAAACGTCATGGAATCAATAAACTCACTCCATGCTTCTTCCGATACGTCGTCTCGTATGATGTCACAGTTGTTGACAAACTCATACCCGTTTTCCTTGCAGTAGTCGTATACCTTGGAGATCAACCCAAGAGGAAGCTCTCCGGAAAACGCATGAAAGAGTTTGATCTTCCCGTCCCAATGACCTTCCTTGTATTTGGGACTGAACTTCGCATCAGGGACTTCAAACGTAAAGAGATCGGATAACTCGGCAAGAATCGAAGGTTCTGCGGCTACCCGAACATGTGTTTCATTTTTCTTTGTGACGACAACGCTAGTCATTCCCCATGTTCAAACGTTCTCATGCGTACAGTGGATGTGATGCTATAGGTGCGGTCGTGCGTGGCCTTCATGATTTCTTCCGTCTGTGCCCGCAGGGTCTTCAGATGTTCAAGTTTCGTGACAATGACCAACAGATCGTCGTCACCCTCCAACAGTTCCGCCAACTCCGTCTTGAGGGGCTTGTTCTTGTTGTAGGGAGTCCACCCGTGTTCCTCCAACTCTTTCTTCGTCAGTTCGGAGTTATAAAAGCGCTTCTTGATCTTCCGAAGTTCTTGATAATCTTTTTCCAGATCAGCAATCAATATGCGTGCTTCCGTCAAGTATTCCAGATACTTTGCATGGAGGGTTTGACCGGATGCCGCCGCACCTTCCAAGTCCAGTTGATTGATTCTGGAATCCTTGGTCCATGCTGCGTTGATTTCCTTGATGACGGTCCTGGGAGAAGAGAGGTCCATTACTTCTTGCGACGGTGATCGGGGGTCTTAGGCTTGGTGACCGCCTTGGGCTTTTTGGCCTTTGGCTTCGGAATGATCACAACATCTCCTTCATCAAGTATCATATCACCAACTGGAACGGATGCTTCAATAAAAGACACTCCAGAAGGTAAGGCAAAGGAACTTGGAACCGCTCCCCTGAATGCACGATTTACTTTCCATGATCTAATTGCCTCATGTAGTGAATCTACTTGTGTTGGTTCCAGTCTCACCAATATTGAAGTGTCTCCTTCAATAGCCAAGAACTCTATTCCCTCTCGACCAAACTGCTCATCAACAACCAATCGTGAATCAACATCCGTCAACGTCATCGGCATAATAAAGTCTCCGTTCAGGGTTAGGTACTCATCTCCCTGAAGTATAATACCTTACACACCGTTTGTCAAGGGGTGGTGAGTGAAACGGGATTGGCGGTGTAGTACAAGTACCGGAACGTTGCCGTCGCCTGAAAGAACGTGGCTTCCCCGGACGAAATGTCAAAACTCATATTGGACATGCTGGTAGGGAAGCAGTCTACAAAGTTGAACTGGGCCGTTGGGTTGTTGTTGGCGTCCAAAATCAACAACGTGGCATCGGAGAACTGCGGACCTTCGGAGAACTTGCCAATCTGTGGAAACCGGAAAGCTTGGGACTGGACGTAATCCTTGAACTGGTCGCTATTCAAGGGGTGTCCAAGACCAAACAACCATGTATAGAGTTCCATGAAGTTTGACATATCCTCAGAAACCATGAACCGAATCTCCAACTCTCCAAAGGTCAACTTTTCTCCGGGATGTGGAATGTCAAGCAAGGGGGTTGGTTGTTCTGCCACACCAAGGCTCAATGGGGGGACGTTGGCGGATTGACAGAAATAGGACACCTTGGGCATGTTGGCGATCATGAACAAGAAGCCGTTTGCTCGTAGGTAGTTCAGGTTCGTTGGCTGTCTGCTGGTCCACATCACAGATTCTGCGGTAAGTGGGCTGCTGGTCTGAGTCGGCATAAAATGGTCCAATTGGGGGTTGATTTCTACTTGACAGTGTGTTATCTTACGGTGTAGCCCTGAATATAGGATAACTACACCCTCAAGAGTATTTAGAGTGCCTATGGGGCGTATACGAAGAACCAGACACCACGGAGAACCATGAGATGGACGTTGTACTTAGACTTGGATGACACAATTTTCATTCAAACTAATCCTGTACATAATTCAGCCGCCTTCTTCCATTGGTGCAAGAAGCATTTCGATATTCGCTGGTTGACGCGGTGGTGTCCTGACGGGAAAATGAACCCGGATCAAATCAACTACTTGAGCAAGCATCTGAACGTTCCAAAAGAAGAGTTCCCAAAGTTCAATAATCCTCTGGGCTTCAAATGGTCAAAAACTGAGGCCGTAGACTGGGCCGGGAACAAACCATGGATTTGGGTGGAAAACGATCTATTTCCTCACGAGAAGCCGTTGATGGAAACCATGATGAAGAACTACTTTGGTAATGAGGAACACTTTTACAGGACGAACCTTCATTATTGGGACTTAACGCCGAATGAACCGCAAGCTGCCAATGGACCGGAGAACGCCATTTATCGAACTTGGACGAAGATAGCGAAAGACTTCAAACTACCAATGACATGACCTTTTACATCTACGCACACTACAAAACAGGAGAACCGGACGTTCCTTTCTACATTGGGAAGGGGTCTGGAGATCGTGCGTATGAGAAATATGACCGCCGTCCTCACTGGAAAAATGTTGTTGCAAAGTACGGTTATGAGGTACGTATCTTACATGACGGTTTGACTGAAGAAGAGGCGTTCTGGATTGAGACGAAGTTGATTGGAATGTGGGGTCGTGCTGATCTCGGAAAAGGACCATTAGTCAATCATACAAATGGTGGAGAAGGTGCGAGTGGTCAGATTCAGACAGAAGAAACTAAGAAACAAAAGAGTAAAAAACTAATGAATCATGAAGTCAAACCGCATGTCCGTCAAGCCATAGCTGTTGGAATGAAAGGAAACACAAACGGCTTGGGAACGAAACGAAATAGTGTTTCGAAACAACTTATGAGTGAACGACAGCGGGGAAATAAGAAACGACTAGGTATGAAACAAACCGAAAGAGATAAACAAATAAATCGTGAAGCACATAGTAAAACATGGCTTATTATCGATCCTATAGGAAAAGTTCACACGATATTTGGTTTGTTAGAATTTTGTACAAATCATAGTATAGGATATCGATCTATGAGACGGGCCGCTGACACCATGACTTTGTTTAGAGGATATCAAGTAAAGAGGTTGTTATAAATCAAAAGACCCCGCATTTCTGTGGGGTCTTTTGTTATCCATGAACTTTCCAATCTCTTTAGAGAAGGTTAAGGACTGCGACACGCCGATAGTAATGGTTTCTGTTGACGGTGAAGTTCGTACCGTCTGTTGAACCGTTTGCCTGAACAACGAACGGGTTGGCGATCATTCCGTAACGTGTCTTGAAGCCGATACGCGGCTGGAAGGTG